AAGACAGAGACGCAACAAGGCTGCTGGGGTGCAGACTCAAGCTTCGTACACATCCGTTGGTATGAAACAAACGACTTGCGTTCTTACCCAGCAGATGCATTCACATATCTGCCACCGAACGGAGCCATGTGATTTATCGCAACGCAAGGATATTGGCGTTGGCCAAAGAATCGCCATGCCAATGTTGCGGTAACGATGATGGAACCATAGTGGCGGCACACAGCAACCAACAGCGTGACGGTAAGGGCACAGGAATCAAGGCTCATGACTACCGCGTTGCCTACTTGTGCATGCGTTGCCACTCCTACGTTGATAGTGATCCCAAGGCCACTAGGGAGGAGAGGGTCAACCTGTGGGAAGAAGCACACCGTAAGACCATAGGCTGGTTGTTTGTGAATGAGCACATAAAGGTAATCTAATGAAAATATTAGTTGCTTGTGAGTTTAGTGGGACCGTGAGGGAGGCATTTGCAAAGCTGGGCCATGATGCTTGGTCCTGTGACATTGAGCCAACAGACATCCCTGGTAAACATTACCAAGGCGATATGTTTGACATTGTCAACGATGGCTGGGACATGATGATAGCTTTTCCTCCATGTACTCATTTAGCGGTAAGTGGGGCAAAGCATTTTGAGCAAAAGCGTAAAGATGGCAGGCAGCAGCAGGGGATAGACTTCTTCCTTAAGGTTGCCAATGTTCCCATCCCAAGGATAGCAATAGAGAATCCAGTCGGCATTATGTCTAATTTGTACAGAAAGCCTGATCAAGTTATACAGCCTTGGCAGTTTGGAGATAAAGCTCAAAAAACTACCTGCCTATGGTTAAAGAACTTGCCATTGCTAAAGCCCACTGATGTTGTAAGCAAAGGTGATTTTTATATATCGCCAAGTGGTAAGAAGCTGCCATCCTGGTATGGGGATGCGGCCGTCGATGGCAAGAAGATTGCATATGGCAGTCCTGAGATGAAACGAATCAGAAACAAAACGTTTCAAGGCATAGCCAACGCAATGGCTGATCAGTGGGGGGATTACACCGCGCAGCAAATGGATTTGTTTGGTTGAAGTCGTAAATAAGTTAAATAAAATTAAAAAAATGTGTTGACTTGTTATACTAAGTTAAATTATACTGTCCTTAATGCTTAATAACGAGCAGATAGTGAGGACAAAATCATGAACACATTAACAGACGTAAAATTAACTCAAGTAGACCAACTAGGTTTCTTGCTAGCTCAAATTGCCGACCTTGAAGTTCAAGCCGAGGCTATCAAAAACGCGCTTAAAAGCGGTGACGAAGGTGTAGTAGAGGGTAGCCTATATAAAGCCAACGTTATCTTGTCTCAACGCACTACAGTAGACAATAAAGCGCTATACAAAGCACTTAACGTATCCGATGACCTGCTAGCTAAATACAGCAAGACAACGGCCATCATCACAGTCAAAGTAACTTCACGCTAGGAGATTATCATGTCACAAAGAGACCGCTTATTAGATTACCTAAAGAAACACGGCACCATCAACCCATTAGAGTCATGGCAACAGCTAGGTATTTACCGCCTGGCTGACGTGGTGTTACAACTGCGTAAGGCTGGCCACAACATCAAGACAGAGTTCATCGAGGTGCACAATCGCTTTGGTGAGGCATGCAGGGTGGCCAAGTATGTTTACAGCGCGACACCAGCAGACATAACTGACGATGACAATTGGATTGCATTAGCATTAGATGCTATACGTGGCGTACGTGAAGACCTAAGCGAATTGGAGAAGAAACTTGGATAAGCATGGTATAATATGGGAAGTGATAGCAACGATTCTTTTCGTGCTAATAATGCTCGCGCTGGTAGGGGTTCCAGACATAGCGTAAAGGTTTTCGGGCAAAAGCGGATGCTGTAGTGGCACCTAGGTTCGCGCCAGTCCATGCAGGCTGGAAACCTACAGACGCAGCGAGTAGCCCTACCCCTATTGCAACTTAATTAAACAATAGGTACACTAACGGCATACATCACACAGAAGGATTAGGGGTTATGCCTGAAACAGAAGTAAAAAAGACTCGCGCAAACAAGCGCATGGATTCCGCGCTAAAGCCAATAGAATACTCAATTTCCGCGGAAGAGATATCACGCCCGAAACACAATCAAGGTAGGCCAACAGACTTCAACCAAGACATAGCAGACGACATCTGTAATAGGATAACTAACGGAGAGTCATTAGCGTCTATAACAAGGGAAGAGGGTATGCCTCATCCAGCTACTGTGTATCGTTGGTTGCAAAGACACGAAAGTTTCTGCGAGATGTACACCCGCGCACGGGAAGACCAAGCCGATACATTGGCGGATCAAATCATCGCTATCAGTGAAGAGAAGCCCATGCTACGCATCATCTCTGACAGCGAGACGGTGGAGAAGTTAGACCCAACTGGCGTCAGTCACAACCGTAACCGCATAGACGCACGCAAGTGGATTGCAGCCAAGCTCAAGCCTCGCAAGTACGGTGACCGTCAGATACTAGCTGGTGACGCTGATAACCCGTTAGAGGTCAAACAACAATCTGAAACGCTTGACGCGTTACTTGTTAACCTACAGCTCACACGGCAGACAGGCAAAGCTAGATGACTCACGTCCGTAAGAGACTGGCGGCATGGCACTAGCAATAAACGAGGAAGAGATACGGCGCGAGTTCAAGTCTGTCTCACCTGAGTGGCAAGCTTACTATGCTCACCGCGTAGAGTGGCTTAGGCAAGCTCATGACCATCAGATAGTACCGCCTGGTGACTGGTGGAACATATGGCTACTGCTAGCTGGGCGTGGCGCAGGTAAGACAAGGACGGCAGCCGAGCAGATATTCGAGTGGGCGTGGACAGAGCCTGGTACTCGTTGGCTAGTGTCAGCTCCTACCTCTGGCGACGTAAGACAGACATGCTTTGAGGGTGACTCTGGCCTTATGTCTGTTATCCCACAGAAGCTCATAGCGGACTACAACAAGGCGCTGCATGAGATTAAGCTAACCAACGGCTCATTCATCAAAGGCATACCAGCGTCAGAGCCTGAACGGTTTCGCGGTCCACAGTTCCACGGTGGCTGGCTGGATGAGCTTGCCGCGTGGGATTACCTACAAGACTCGTGGGACATGCTCCAGTTCGGCATACGTCTAGGAACGCATACAAGGCTCATATGCACGACAACACCAAAGCCTAAAGACCTTATCATTGACTTGATAGCTAGAGAGGGCGATGATGTCGTTCTCACTACAGCGTCAACGTACGCTAACATTGACAACCTTGCGCCATCATTCCGCAAGCAGATTCTACAGTACGAGGGGACAAAGCTTGGACGCCAGGAGATATACGCGGAGATCATCGACCCAGAAGAGAGTGGTATTGTTAAGCGTGATATGTTCAGGCTGTGGCCAGTTGACAAGCCTTTCCCTAAATTCGAGTACGTCATACAATCCTACGATTGCGCTTACACAGAAAAAACCTACAACGACCCAACTGCTTGTATTGTGTTCGGAGTGTTCAAGCCGATGGACGGACCAATGTCTGTCATGATTATAGACGCGTGGCAGGATAGGCTGCAATACCCCGACCTGCGACCAAAGGTCATCGAGGAGTACCAAGTATCCTATGGCTCCGACATAGAGTCTGAGGCCACTAACTACGTTGGCGGTAAGAAGGTTGACCTAATCCTAGTGGAAGACAAGGCTGCAGGCATAAGTTTGATACAAGACCTTCAGAGGGCACACCTTCCCGTGAGGGCATACAACCCTGGCAAGGCTGATAAGATACAGCGCCTGTCTATCGTGTCTAACATCATCGCTAGTAAGCGTGTATGGATACCAGAGTCATCAAACCGTAGGGGTTATGTGAGAGACTGGGCAGAAGGGTTCGTCAGTCAGATATGCTCGTTCCCCGACTCCACGCACGATGACTACGTCGATGCATGTACGCAAGCACTGCGTTATCTGAGGGATGCAGGATTCCTTGATATTGACCCAGCACGAGCGTATGATGATGATGACTACTATGACGCTAAACCTAAACGCGTCAATCCTTACGCTACATAGGACGCATTATGGCAAGTAAAAAAGGTATCTTAAGTATTCTTGAAGCCATCTCTCAAGCGAAGAGGGAAGCCGAGGCCGCCGCCGCTGCAGAAAAGGCTGGTAAGAAGATGTCAAAGGCAGAGCTTGTACAGGCTGGATATTACCACCCTATTGGCAAAAACAAGCTTAAGCGACCTATTGGGGAGATGACTCGCCGTACAATAGACGATCCAAGATTTCAAGCGCAACCAACAAAGTACCTAACACCAGAAGACTTGGTTGGCAAGGTAGGCATTCCGCTTATTGGCGATAGGGCTGACGCAGGAAAGATTCTCACCCACATCAATGACATTGAACTGCCTGAAGGCGTAGAGCTAGAAGGCGGACGTTACTTTAGTAAGTACAACACATATCCCGACCAGCCAAAGAAAAGTTCTAGCTGGGCATCTGACAAGAAGGTCATCGACAAGTTATCCAAGCAAGCTAAAAGGGCTGCAAAGTCTGGGCAAGAGGTGCTAGGCATAAATGTACTTGGCTCTCCAACCAATGTTAACTTTAACAACATGGTAACTAAAGCCTTGTTTGGACAGCTTGACTTGTCAGCGTTGCGTCCTGACGACATTGCAGAGTTCAATGCTGTGGTCCGTAAGTCTTACCCTAGGTTCAAGGGCGTAGAGCATCCAGAAGTATTAGCTCAGTTGACAGCGCCTGGCATGGGCAACATGCGGAAGAAGGTCGTTGAGACAATGGACGCCGCAAAGTTTCAGGGTGTTGGCTTTCCTGATGTAGCGTCAACTCGCGCAGCCACAACAGACCAAGCTTTGTTAGACGTGCCTACAGGATCGGCTGGATTGTCTATTGCAAAAATTAATCCAGAGAACCTTATTGTTGAAGACCCAATATACAAGCATGGAACATACCCAGTTAGCCAAGGCGGAGAGTATGGCGGCGAGTTTGAATTGCCTATGGACTTTCGTGACATCTTCACAGACTTTACTGAAGCCCGTCGATTGCTTGGCGATAAGCTTCCTAAAGATGACCTACGCTCGATGACATTCCAATCCCCAGCCATCCAATACTTTGATGATGAATGGCTAGAGCGTGTAATGCCAACATACGAACAGATTATGAAAAGCAAGACTTATGCCAAAGGCGGTAAGGTCGGCAAGGCTAGTAAAGTTCTTAGCGAGATTGAAAAGGCATACGAAGAAGCCAAGGCCGCTAAGTCCGCTTCACCATTGACCGAAGAAGACTTTTACAAGACATATGTTGCACAGCACAAAGATGTAAGAAACATTACGCCAGAAGATAGGGCCGCAGCCGTGCAAGCAATATTAGAGTCAGGCTTTAACAAAGGCTTTAACGTTAACGCATTGCCAGTAGACAGAGGCGGTCGCCCAACGGATGTGATACAGAAAAGGTTTGGCAACAAGGCTGGGGATAAAGTCTATCTATTACCAAGAGAAGGCATAGTAGATACCCCAAACGGTTTAATGACAGCAGAAGGGTATGTTCCTAATCCTATGGACGTGTTGGACATATCCGTAGACCGTGAGCCATCATACGAAGCTTACTTGCGTAACTTTGCTAAAAAGAAATACGCTTCAGGCGGCAAGGTAGACCTAGAGGAAGAATACAAGAAGGCTGACATCATCGGCATGGCTGAAGGTGGATCTAAGCGTAGAAGCCCTCACGGTAAAGGCAGTGAGCGTACAGTTACCCCTCCAGCATCACTCCCTGACTTAGACACACTAGCGCTGACAGGCAAGATACTAGCAAGGAAAGGCAAGGAACAGCTTAAGAAAGAGCTGGCTAACCCTAGCCCTCAAATGGCTGTAGATATCCTTGGCAACCTCGCGGCAGACGTTGTAGGCATGCCCTCTGACTTGATTCAAGGCGCAAAGGGTGAGCCTATCAACACCAAAGGCCGCAACAAGCCATATAACACTAGCACAATGCAACAAAGCAAGGGCAAGCCAATGCTTGGTAGCGAAAGCCTATACGAACAACTCAAGAACGCTGGCATCACTAGCGGAGAAGAAAGACCACTAACCGAGACGGCGCTAGGATTGCTTGGCCCTGCCGTTATAGCGAAGGGTCCTAAGATTATTAAGGCTATGGAGAACCTACCTGTAGGCTTGAGCATTAAGGATGTCTCTGAAG